ATATCATGCTGATCAAGAAAAGGGAACCACTGGAATTCTTTATTTAGATAATTCTAACGGATATACTTTATTTAAAAATGGTAAAAAAATAATGAGTGAAGAAAATAAATATGTTGAATTTGATTCAACTTTAGAACATAAAGGTTCTACTTGCACAGATAAAATGAGAAGGGTTGTTTTAAATTTTAATTACGAATGAATTTAAATAATTATTATTGGTATTTTACATCTGCAATACCACCAAAAATTTGTGATGACATTGTAAAATATGGATTATCACAATCAGAAACACTAGCTAGAACTGGTGATTATGCTGATAAAGAATTAACTAAAAATGAAATTAAAGATATGAAACGTAAAAGAAATTCTGATTTAGTTTGGTTAGATGATACTTGGATATATAAAGAATTACACCCTTACATTAATAAAGCAAATAGAGAAGCTGATTGGAATTTTAATTGGGATAGATCAGAATCTTGTCAATTTACTAAATATAAATTAAATCAATACTACGATTGGCACTGTGATGCTTGGGATAAACCTTATGAAAAAGAAGGACCTGATAAGGGTAAAATTAGAAAACTATCTATGACTTGTCAATTAACAGACGGCTCAGAATATGAAGGTGGTGAATTAGAATTTGATTTTAGAAACTATGATCCTTATATGAGGGAAGAAATTAAACATGTAAAAAAAGCAAAAGAAATTTTACCGAAAGGATCAATTATTGTATTTCCATCATTTGTGTGGCATAGAGTTAAACCAGTAACAAAAGGAACTAGATATTCTTTGGTAATGTGGAACCTTGGATATCCATTTAAATAATATGTATATAAATAATTACTTTAACACAACAATTTGGTCTGAGCAAAAAACAGAGTTTGTAAAATCATTAAATAAATCATCTAACAAATATATTAAAATTGCAAAAAATAAAGAGAAAAAATTTATTAAAGAACAAGGTGATTTTGGAAGATCATATCATTCGACACCACTAACTTACGATAATGATTTTTTAGATTTTAGAAATTACATAAGTCAAAAGTCTTGGGAATATTTAGATCATCAAGGTTTTGATATGCAAGAATATATAACTATGTTTAGTGAAATGTCGGTACAAGAGTTTGCTAAAAAAGGTGGTGGTCATCATTCTGCATATATAAATTGTAATCAACACGTATCAGGTTTTTATTTTTTAAAATGTAGTGATAAAACATCTTATCCTATATTCCACGAACCAAGAACTGGAGCCAGAGCAACTAAACTTAAATTAAAACAAAATATAAAACAAGATAATAATGGAATTGAATTAATACATATTAAACCAAAGCCAGGTACATTAATAATATTTCCAGGTTTTCTAGAATATGAATTTATGGTTGACAGGGGTGTTGAACCTTTTAGATTTATACAATGGAATATACAAGCAGTTCCAAAAGGAATGATTAAAGATGTTTAAGAAAAATAAATATATAATTATTCGTCAAGCCATATCAAAAGACTTAGCTAGTTTTATTGCAAACTATTTTATAATGCAAAAACAAGTGTTAGATACTTGTCGCAATGCTAGATACATTTCACCTTATGAGAATATTATAGGTCACTATGAAGATACTAATGAACAAATTCCAAATACTTATTCACACTACTCTAATATTGCTATGGAAACTTTAATGTTAAAATGTCAACCAAAAATGGAAAAAGCTACAGGTCTTAAATTATATCCAGCTTATACTTATGCAAGAATATATAAAAAAGGTGATGAATTAAAAAGACATAAAGATAGATTTAGTTGTGAGATATCAACTACTATGAATTTAGGAGGTGACGACTGGCCAATATATTTAGAACCATCTGGAGAAGTTGGTAAAAAAGGAATCAAAGTAGATTTAAAACCAGGAGATATGTTGGTCTATTCTGGCTGCAAACTAGAGCATTGGAGAAATAAATTTAAAGGAAAAGAATGTGTACAAGTTTTTCTTCATTATAACAACCGTAAAACACCTGGAGCAAAAGATAATATGTTTGACAAAAGACCACATTTAGGTCTTCCTTCTTGGTTTAAAAGGTAGTATATTTCACAATAAAGTATATTATGATGGAGACAGAGCTTCCACCACTAGCATCTGTCTCCTTTATAATATATAAAAAATAATATATAATTATACAAATTTTGTTATATACTACATATTATTATGCCTCTAACTCAATTAAATTTTCAACCTGGAATAGATACTGAAAATACTCCTACAGGTGCAGAAGGTAGATGGATTGATTGTGATAAAGTAAGATTTCGTAAAGGACTTCCTCAAAAAATAGGTGGTTGGACTAAATTTAGTGAAGCTTATTATGTAGGAGTTGGAAGAAGTTTAGAACAATGGTTTGCTTTAAATGGAGCACGTTATGAAGCTTTAGGAACTGATCGTAAAGTTTATGTATATCAAGGTGGTGATAATCAAGATATTACTCCTATAAGATCAACTGATGCTCTTGTTAATGCTATTAGTACTACTACAAGTAGTAATATTATAACTATTACAGATACAAATCATGGAGCTATACAAGGTGATTTTGTCACATTAAGTAGTGTAAGTATTGCCGTTGCAGGAATTCCCGCAGCAACTTTAGATGCTGAATATGAAATTTTAAATATATCAAATGTTAATGCTTATACTATTCAAAGTAGTGCAACAGCTAATGCAAATACAGGTCCTACTGCAAATTGTACTGCTAATTATCAATTAAATATAGGTCCAAGTGAACAAACTTTTGGTTTTGGTTGGGGAGCATCAACTTGGAATGCTGGAACTTGGAATACTCCTAGAACAACTTCACAAATTACTCTTGACGCAAGGTTATGGTCTATTAATAATTGGGGAGAAGATTTAATTATTACTCAAAAAGATGGATCAACATATGAATGGCTTGAATCAGCAGGAATGGCTAGTAATAGAGCTACAGTTGTTGCTAATGCTCCTACTAATTCTACCTTATCTTTAGTATCTACAGAAACTAGACACGTTGTGTGTATGGGTACAGAAACATCTATTGGAAATACAGCTAGTCAAGATAAAATGTTTATTCGTTGGTCTGATCAAGAAAATTATAACCAATGGACACCTAATGTAACTAACTCTGCTGGATCACAAAGAATAGCAGGTGGAAGTGATATAAGATGTGCTCAACCAGCTAAAGGAACTATATTAGTATGGACAGATACTACATTGCAATCAATGTCTTTTATAGGACCTCCTTTTATATTTGGATTTAGACAATTAGGTAATGATTGTGGAGCTGTTGGTCTTAACTCTGCAATAGTAATAGATGATGTAGCTTATTGGATGTCAGATGGACAATTTTTTAGATATGCAGGATCAGTTCAAGAAATACCTTGTCCTATATTAAATCATGTATTTGACAATATTAATAAAGTTCAATATGCACAAGTTTATGCTGCACAAAATTCTAATTTTTCTGAAGTAATATGGTATTATTGTTCAAGTACAGCTACTCAAAATGATAGATATGTAATTTATAATTATCTAGAAAACTCTTGGTATTTTGGAATTATGAATAGAAGTACTTATCAAGACAACGGAGTTGAATTTAATCCTTTAGCTACAGAATATTTTCCTAATGATACGTCTAATAGTTACACTACAATTAATGGATTAACTAAAGGTAGAAGTATTATCTATGCTCAAGAATCAGGAGTGAATGCTGATGGTGCTGCTTTACCAGCTTTTATTCAATCAGGTGATGGAGATATTGCTGATGGTGAAACATTTAGTTTTATTAATAAAGTTATACCAGATTTTCAAAATCAAATTGGGAATACTGTAATCACTTTAAGTGTTAAAGATTATCCTAATGATTCAGCTACTGTAGGAGAAATTTTGACAGTAAACAACACAACTAGGTTCGTTAATACACGTATTCGTGGTAGACAGTCTAATATCAAAATAGAAAATACAGCAGTAGGAGATAACTGGAGATTTGGTACACTAAGAGTAAATATAAAACAAGATGGAAAAAGATAAATATACTATAAGACCAGCTCGAATATCTGATGCTGTTCGAATAAGAGAACTATTAAAAACGTGGCTTACAGAGGCTCCTTTTAACTTTGGAAACACTAATAATACTAAAGCTTTAGACAATATAGTATTTTACATTAAGAATAGTTTTGTTATAGTAGTAGAATATGAAAATATTATTATAGGAACATTAGCTGCAACAGTTGATGAGACATGGTATAGTGACAAAAAGTTCATGAGAACTTTATGGTTACATGTTAATCCTAATCATAGAAATTTTAGGATTTTTAGGTCTATAATGATTGTTTTCAAAGAATACGCATTAGCTCATAAAGTGACTGCGATATGTGAAATCTTTCAAGGTAAAGACATTGAAAGAAAAGATAAGGCTTTTGTTAAATTAGGATTTAAAAATATCGGAGGAACGTATATAATCAATGGGTAGTCTTTTCAAACCAAACACAACTGTAGTACAGGCACCATCGCAGTCATCGACTAGCTATGATATTCCTGCTTACTTTAAAGAAATTCAAGAAAGAACTTTAAGACGAGGAGAACAAGTATTTGATCAACCTTATAAAGCTTTTACAGGTGATCGTATAGCTGACCTTGATCCTATGGAAACACAGGCAGCAGGAATATATAAAAATCAAATTTTACCTCAATCAGGACAACTTGCTGCAATAGGTGCTCAAACCTATGATACTGCAACGGCAGCAAATTATGCTAATCCTTATGAGAATCAAGTTATTTCAGGAGCTTTAGGAGATTTAGAAGAAGCTTATGGTCAAACTCAAAAAGGAATGAATGCACAAGCAATTGGTGCTGGAGCTTTTGGTGGAGAAAGACAAGGCATAGAAAACGTATTAGGAAGAGAAAGATATTTAGATACTGTAGGAGATACATCAGCAAGATTAAGACAAGCTGGTTTTGAATCAGGTGCAAATAGATTTGCTCAAGATAGAGCAACACAATTACAATCTGCTCAATCTCAAATAGGAGCTTTAGGACAATCAGCAGCAGGACTTGCTGGCTTTGGAACTCAAGCTCGTGGTATAGAACAAGCTGGACTTGCAGAAGGATATCGTGACTTTATAGAAGAAAGAGAAT